GGAAGAAGTACAAGGTTGCTCTTAACGAACATCAATACTTCTTTGCTCCAGATGTTTGGACGGAATACATTAGCAGCGGTTACACCGATGTTAACATTTCCAGACCCAAATGCGCCTGTAGTTGTCATAGTATAGTTTTCCTTCTAATTGATTGTTAAATACCAGACATTGCTCGATTGATTTCGTCGTAGTGCTTTTGGAACCACGCTAGATCATTTCTTGCTACAAGTTGGTCTACATTCTCGGCGGTAATCTTGGTAGATTGAACGCCTGCGTTAGTAGCATTACCTGTAGGAACGCTGGCTTGTTGCTTTTGGGCTAGGCTTTCGAGTGTATCTCGGCGTGCCTGGGACTTAGCTTTCTCAGGATTCTTAGCAACTGCCATAGCGTATGCTGCTCTTAACATAGCTTCAGGTGTGCCATAAAGACCACTTTGTGTCATTTCCGTGATCATCTCTTGTTCGTACTGCTTTGCGTCAGGATTCTCAACGAAGAAATCGTTGATTGTGCTCTTGACCTCGAAGCGTTGTACTCGCTTAAGAAGTTCTGGGTCTTGACCAGTGCTTAGTGCTACCTGCTCGGCGCTCTCGTCTGACAATTCTGTCATCGAACGCTCAAGTTCCTTAGCCTTCTGAGCTTTGGCGTGCATAGCACGTTCTGCTTCTCGGGCTGATTTAGCTAATTTGTTAATTGCGTCAGGGTCGCTAGGGTCTATGCCTTTAGCGCTTAGCCATTTAGAGGTATCGTCCTCACTTGGTGCTTCTGTGGCCTGTGCAGTTTCCTGCGCTGGTTCGTCAGCTACTTCAGTTGGTGTCGGCTCTGTGGCTTCCTGTTGCGGTTGCTCTTCGGTGGTGCGTAATACCGCCTCTGGCTTCCAGTTTCCATCGTTGGGTTGTGTAGATTCTACGCCCTGATTGGAACTGACCTCGGTTGTGGTGTCGTCCATCGTATCTCCTTATTGTTAATGTCCCCTGCCCAGAGGGGCTGGCGAGTAACACAAGGCAGGGTGTTAATTTAATATCTCGCCAATCCCTCCGGACAAATGACTACTGCTTGTCTATTGCCCCCAGTACAGACTGAATGTGGTCTACAACCTCTCGAGCCCCTTTGGCTCTCTGCACATAATCCCGACTTAACTCAGGCTCGACCTCAGCTTTGAGGTGGTTGCTTGCTATTATTTCGGTGATTATCTTCATAAGGTGTTGTCCGCCTTTTGCCTTAAAGAAAGAGTGATACTGCCTTATCTCTTCTTGCATTACATTCCGCCTCCAAGCATATCAGTTGGTAGTTCTAGAGGTGGTTCAAGCGGCATACCCTCTGGCATCATAGGCATAGGGTTAATCATATCTGGTTGCATGCCCATGCCTTGCATTCCTTGCTGATCGTTAGACATCAACTCGTCTACTTCATCTGGGTCTAGGTCGAAGCCACGCTGTAGAACTAGCTTCTTAAGAGTATTCTGGTTGATTTCAGGGTCGTTCATGAATGCTGCGTACATTTCCTTAGCTTGGTTAGCCTGCTGTTGCTTCTGAGAGTTAACAGTAGTTTCAAGCTGTACTTCTACATCGTAGGTACCAGCGAAGTCTAATGGGTTGTATTCTTCCCAGCGTACGCCGTCTTTGCCGACTACTCTGACTACCATTGGCTCTGTAACGTAGAGCTGAATCATAGCTAAAACTAGGGTTGCTAACTGATGGAAGCCCTCATCCTCTATCTGTGTGATCTTGAGAGCTAATCTCTGACCTGAACCAGCAATTTGTGCCTGAATCTCGGTAGCTGTAGTGCTGCCGCCACCTGCTGGAGATACACCTTTGATGATTTCGTTTGATGCGGTCGTCTCACGCATCTCATTCTTGATGTTGCTTCTCTCTAAGAAAGCGTCCTGAGGTACTGGTCGCTGACCGATTGGCTGTAGTGCGCCTGCTTCTACCGGGTAGATAGCGCCAGGAATGTTCTCAATTTCCTCTAGCAAGTGTGCGTAGCGAGGGTCGAGGGTGTACATCTGGTTCAATGTGAATGTAATTGAGTCAATGTTCTGGTTGGTAAGGTCGTTGAGTAGTTCTTGCTGGTCGGCAATGAAGTCAATCTCACCCTTAGCGTAGAATAGTGAGCCGTCTACGTAGTCTCGGAGTACACAGAAAGGCATGAGTCCCTTAGCGTACTTCTCGCCGTTTTGCTTTGCCTTGAGCTTGTAATAGTTCTCGCTGTCCTCAATAACTGTAGAGCGGTTGGCAATAGAGATGACTCGGTCTTTTGTCCAGTATTCGATAACTTCTACTAGGCTATCTTCGTCAGATACAGTAGAGCCGTACCACATGTCCTTTTCTTCTTTGTCAGTGTTCTCGCCTGAACCGTTCTTAGTCTTAGACACTTGGTCTAGGTTCTGGTACTTAGGCTTCATTACTACGTCTACATCGTTAGACTTCTCTAGGTCTACAATTTCGAAGCTCTTGAGCTCTTCCATAGTAGTTAGATAGCGGCGACCCATAAAGGCTGCGTTCTCTAAGCTGTTTGTAGTTGGGTCAATGAAAAAGTCCCTGATAGGAACGTTAATCATCTTAGGACAGTTTCCGTCCCAGTGCATGTATACAACTGAAGTTCCGTAGCGAAGCATGTCACGTCCCCAGTTGATGACCTTGATGCTCCACTTGTCTTTGTCCCAATAGTAGTTAACGAGGTTGTTCAGGATGTCAGTGTTCTGTCCAAACTTATCTGCTGGCGCTGAGTAGTTGAATCGTGGCTTGCTGCCGAATAAAGCAGAAGTCATTGTTTCAATAGTAGAGAAAGTCATCGGCACAAATGTATCGGTGATACCGTTGTAGCCAACCTTAACTCGGTTGTTGTTATAAAGATAGTAGTTGTCGTTCCACCTTGAGTGCCAAGAGCCTGAGCAGTATTCCCAAGACTTGTCGAAGTCGTCTAATACTCTCTGTAATGAAGTCTGTTTTGCCACGTTATACCCTGAACCCCGCCTTTGATTGCATTATATCACAGTTAAGCACGTCCGTATTTCCTGCTCACCATCAGTTTAGGCTTGTATGCGTGCAGTTGTTCGCTTGGTTGGTCGCTGCTGATTGCGTATCTCATTGCGTCTAGGAAGTGATCTAAGCCACCTTCAGGCACTCCAACATTCTTACCATCTCTGTCTGTTTTCCACAGGTAACTGCGGTATTCCTTGATGCCGTTGATTGAGTTCTTGGTAATAGACATCGGCTTGTCCTGAATCATCTGGATGCCGTAGTTCACTGAGTCTTTGCCTTTCTCAGCTGGCAAGATATTCACGCCATATAGTTTCAGTTCGTCAATGCTCTTAGGTTCTGCGCTATCGGCTATCACTAAGGTTCTTGCTTCTTCTAGGTTAAGGATGAAGTCTGCTAGTTGCTTGTTACTTTGCCCCTTCTGATAAAGCCTCTCGTCCACGATGTAGCCACCGTTGTACTCATAGACATCTACTATAACGCTAGGATCAACCGAATAACCGAAGTCTAGTCCTCTTCGTATCAGTCTGGCTTCGTGCGGTATTGAGTCGATGATGTTCCAGCCAGTGTAGATTCTGCCCTCGACTTCACCGAGTTGCCCCTCTCCATATACTCGCCACCAGTTCTTGTTGGATTTACGGTGTTCTATTTCGCTAACAATCTCAGGTGCTAGGGCTTCGTTGTCCTTATAGGTTAAAGTAATAAACTCCACGTCATCACGCTTGCCTATGTAGTCTGTGTACATAAAGAACTCTGCTACTGGGTTCCAGTCTATATAAGCAAACTCCTTAGTACGCACTAGTAGCTGTTCAAAAGCTTCTTGAGGTATGTTGTTGCCCTCGTTTACAAATAATCTGTCACGCCTTGGACCACGAACTTTGCTTGGCTGATCTGCAGAAAAGAATTCTAGCTTGCTACCTGTTTCAAATGTGTAGGTATAATCTGTCTTGCTCCAAAGGTTGTCCTTAAAGTAGCCATGCTCTTGCATAATGTTAAGGAAGTCACGCATAGCACCACGCCTGAGGTGTGGAAAACTTTCACTCACAACTGAAGTAAGTGTTGGTTGTTTGTCTGACTGAGCCCTAGCGATTAGGTATAACAGAATAGATATTGTCTTAGACGCAGAAGTTCCCCCGGCTACTGCCCGGATTCGCTTCGACATTGCGATAATCTTATCGGTTGCTGTCGTCTGGAGATACATCTACTTTAATGATTGGCGTAGGAAGTTGTTGCCCGTCCTTACCAGTCATTTCCTGCCTTAAACTGAACTCATCTTTCTTCTTTCTCTCTAGGAATTTCATAGCCATATCAGGGTCTCTACGCACTGCTCTCGCCACTGTTGCTCGGCTATCCATAATAGGCGTATCCTTCAAAGCCTCTTTTCGTTCTATAAACTCAGGGTGCTTATCTTGATATAGATGTAACGTTGAAACAGCAATATCTGCCCATAAACAAGCCTCTCTGTCAGTACATCCCCATGCAAAGGCTTCTTCTAATTTAGCTATGACTTCTGGTGTCATTACAGTTGGTCTACCCATTTGTTGGTTTTACCTCCACTCTAACTAAAGTCTCTGGGCTCATTGCCGCTAAAGCTAGGACTGCTGGGTCACTGGTCTGAAGCACAACTCTATAACTTATATCTAAGCTGGCTGTTTTCTTTGATTTGACCTCTATGATTTCTGCATCGAAGTTCATGCGGTTGCCCTCTTCTTTCGTTTCAATTGTAACACAGGCACTTCAGGGAGTAATGGAAACTGTTTGTTGTTGGCTTCTAACCAAGGATTACTAATAACCTCGAACCTTTTATTCAGCAGCTCTTCCATCAGACATCTCCTTCACCAGTGCCTTGTATTTCTTTATCATAAGGTCTAAATCACTATCTGTCCATTTAGCTACGTTGCGGGATATGGAGTGCAGATACTCGACTCTCTCTTGTCCATACTTCTTAATCATAAATAGTGCGTAGCCGGCAGCATTTCCCTCATTGAATCTATTGCAGTAGCGGCATTGAATGTGGACATTCTGTTCGTGCCAGCGCACTGTTCTCCAGCGTCTATTAATAAAGTGGCCTGCATCTCCTTGACTGAGTGGCTTGCGCTCTCCACAGGAACAACAAAAAAAGACTCCGTTTGAGGAGTCTCTCAGTCGGATATACTTGGAGAAATATAAATCTAGTTTCTTTTCTAGTGTTCTACTAGCCATATCTCCTTTATATCACACTTAGTCGTTTGTGCTTAATTCTCTTCTTAGGATTCGGCGTTGCCTCTCAGACTTGCCTCCCCAGATTCCGTATTTGATGCCATTAGATAGTGCATAGTGCAAGCATTCCTTTACTACTACACACCCGACACATACTGCCATAGCTTCTCTTGTGCTCTCGCCACGCTCTGTGTGGAACATCTTTGGTTCTAGGCCACGACAGTTGGCTTCCTTAGCCCAGTCTAGTGGTAGGTTAGACCTGTCTGTGTATGCTTGTGATTCAAACTTATCCATTACATATTCTCCAATAGTTCTTTAGCTTTTTGGCGTTGTTTCTCAATGCAATCATTAAATCCAGACATATAAGTTTCTGCTAAATTTTTATTGTCTGTTCTAACTATTTTTACAAGTTCTGCGCCTATCACTTCATCTATTAACTCTTGGAATAGTTGTTTGATTTTATCTTTCATTTCAGCTTTTGTATATGCAGGTTCGTGAAGTATCCAATCGACTAAACTGTCTAATCTTTTATCTATGTTCATTACTTAGCCTTACCTCTGCGACTTAGCGCTCCACCTTTTTTGCCTGCTTCGCTTGCTTTACCACTGACCGCAAATCCTTTAAGCGCTTTACCTGTCTTAGGGTCAATGTTGTTAGAAGTCCTACCACCAATAGAACCGATATTCTTATAAAAATCTGCACCGTGTCGTTCATAGTTAGTGTTCCTTGTCTTTTCTCCACCTTGTCTTGTACCTGCCATTATTCGTTCTCCTCTATTATTTCTATTTCCTCGCACTTATCGCACTGATAATAAAACCCAGTTGAGTAGCCATCGAATGTAGATGATTCCTCTACTGTCTTACCTGCGTGGTTGCAGGACTCCATCTCAAAGCGATTCTCGTCCCAAAACCCTGTTTGCACAGTGATTGACCCATTGTTTGAGTCTATGTACTTAACTTCTATTGTCATCGTTTGTCCTTTCTTTTGATGATGTATATATTGTACTACATAAGCAAATACAATCAAGGGTATTTGTTGTGATTTATCCACAGGTTTGGTATAATCTCGGCATAGCAGCCCCAAAAAGTTTGTCCTTTCTTACACTCTTCCGGGGCTGTTTTTTATGGCTTGCAATAGTTGGTATAATTAAAGAGACTATCGTTCCTGTTTGCTCAGGATCAAGGCGATAGTAGAACCTAAGACACCCTAGCGTTACTTGTGAGTTTGTAACGCTCGAAAACAAACAGACAATATCCACTTACGGGAGGGTTTCCCTAGAGCCCTCCCACCAATTAACTAAAGGAGCACTATGTCAGCTGGTAAAATGCACGAGAAGAAAGAATCTAAGAAGATGATGATTAAGGAATACGGTAAGAAGATGGCAGCAAAGAAAATGGCTGCCCGCAAGAAAGGAAAGAAATAATGAAGAAGAAAGCAGCATCTAAGGGTAAGTTCGCTAAGATCATGAGAGAGTTTAAGGCTGGTACACTTCACTCAGGTATCAACCCTAAGGGTCCAAAGAAAGCTCCACTAGCTAAGTCACGCAAGCAAGCAATAGCAATAGCTCTCAGCGTTACTGGCAAAGCTAAGAAGAAGAAGTAGGTTCTACTAATAAAAGAAGAGGCTCTTGCGAGAAGCCTCTTTTTTGTTACCTCGTTTTACCCAACCTCAAACTATTGGATGCGTCTAATCTTGATGATTAGGAAGAACACGACTACGAAAGCGAAACCTGTCCTAAAGTCATCTACTAGCATTGGCGTAAAGGATATGATTCCTTGTGCTGCTAGAAAGCCTAGGATTACCAGCGACATCCAAGGTAATAGATTGTCGTCTGCCCAGTTAGAGAAGCGGTGGCTTCTTGTGCTTTTGATAGTTCTCGTTGCTGTCCCAATTTCTTTGGGGTTTAGTATGTCCATAATTTTTGTCCTTTCTTTTATGGTACCCACATACTAGCATAGAGCTTATGTTAAGTCAAGATGCTTGCGTATATTTCTGTGGATAACTTCATCTGCTGGGATGTTTATAACCTTAAAAGCCAGCTTAGGCTCTAAGTCTGGGTTGTATAGGACTAAGTCGCAGGACTCTAGCTCACAAATCATCATCTGCATTTGCACCTGCGCCATTACTTCGAAAGGTATGTTCCCTTTGCTGACATCAATGTGTTTCTTTTCGCCAAAGCATTTGACTTCGATTAGCTTATCTCCAACCACGCCGTCTGGACTCGCTCCAGCATTTGGGTATTTAGGATTAGTCACAAACCCGACAGTCAGTATGTCTACATCATCGTGCGTTCTGGAGTAAATCTCTAGAGCTTCAGGCTCTAAGTCCTTGCCACGCTGCATTGCTGCTGTCGTAGGGATTATCTTTTGCTCTACAGCCTCTTTATAGCCCTTTTCAAGCAGCTTCCATGCGTTGGACGCAGTAACACGCCCTTTGCGTAGTTCGAACCATTCTGGCGAATTCTGAGCGCAATTATGAATTGTAGGCGTCGACAATCTCCGTCTTCGTATCCTCTGCTGTGACATTTACCCCTCCTTGCATTTCTTCTAATGGTGTTGATTCAAAGCCAGCCATCTTCATTATCCACCCAAGATAGATTCTGTAGGCTTTTCCAATGGCTCTAGTTTGACACATAGAAGCTATGGCATACTCATCAAAGTATTGCTTGCCCTTTTCTTTGTTGGAGCAAATAGCCACACCTGAACTAACTAACTGATCGCCACGATACAGTTCTACGACTGCTCGGTACTTTACCTCTTTATCAGTGCTCTGGTTCTCTAGTTCTTTGACGTTGGCTGTGATTCCGAGCATGCCGCCCATAAACTGCCAGCCCTCTACGTTTACGTATGGCTTGCCCTGCACGCTAGTCCATAACTTATTCTCGTGTATGAACTTCTTAACCTCAGTTGAAAAGACCTGAATGTCTTTCAGTGTTCCGAGCTTTACTATTTCCATCTTACCCTCCTTGTGTTGTTACTTAACTAATTCTTGCTTGTTCTTCTCGATGCGTTCCTGAATGATTTCTTTTATCTTCTCTACATCGTGACTATATAAATCAGTCACTGCTAGTAGATACTCAAGCGTTATCTGCTCACGCTCTATACCGTATTTGCGAATTATTTCTTCTGGCATTACTCTGTTACCTTTCTAATTGCCTTAGCAATCGCTTTATTAGCTACTTCGTTGAATTTATCACGCTTCTCTTGGTAATACTGGCGCTTAAAATCTTGCTCCCAATCGTGCTGCTCTTTAAGGGTTTTACCATTGGCTTTAGCTTCAGATAAATCACTTAATGCAGCAATAAGCACTAATACGATACAAATTATTCCAACAATCATTACTTTGCTCTCCAAGAGATGTACTCAGTCTCAGACTTCTCAACTCCCATAGGAAGCTCGCCGTAAAGTTTTTCATACTGACCTATCTTAGTAGTGTCTAGTGCAGTTTTAAGCATAGTAGTAGGCACGCTGTTGATGTCACCCTTATAGCTGGCACGCTTAACTAGGCTAATTGAGTAGTTATCATTCTTGATTGAGATGACATTGTGCTCTTTCATAGCTTCTAGTAGCTCGGCTTTTAGATCAGCCTCAGCTTGTTCTAGTTGTTTCTGTAGCTCGATAGTAGCAAGTAGCTTGCGTTCTATCTGTGCAGGTAGTGAGTTTGTAGTAAGTGTCATTATTTACCTAACTTTTTTAATTCTTGAATAGTCCAATCGTCAACTTCATCTTCTATCGGAAGCAAGTTGTCTAAGAAATACTCCCATGCATCTTGTTCTTCATAAGCCTCTACTGTGTATTCAGGCTTATTAGGTTTATAACTTATTATCTTGAACTTCATATTTGCCCTTTCTTATTGTGGTACATCGGTAAGGCTCATTTAGATTCTACAGTTTCTGTCTATAAGCTATATGGGTTGCTATTATGCCTAGCCGACACCCGTTGCCTATATTCAGTAGTTGTCTGGAGCGGGGTTACACCGCAAGTTAAGCAAGTCTCGCACGAGCTCAACCATAATCTTTGATGCCCTACTGGCGTACCACAATGGTTTAATATGCTGTCAGGTAATGTCCTTTCTTACTTGACTGTATACAGTGTACACCATAAGCATGATAATGTCAATACCCTTTTGTTAATACCTGTGGATAACTATGCAATACCCTTGATTCTCTTATATGCCTCAAATGCTCGTAGGTATCCTGTTCCTTTTTCATCATTTTCTATATTCTCTGTAATTCTATTGTTATTCTTAGGTGCACTTTTTGCACCAGTTGAGTGCACTTTTTGCACCGAAATAGGAATTTTTTGCACCGTTTGGTCGTCTTTTGGCTTGTATCGGTGCACTTTTTGCACCGCTACCTCTGTATATTTGGTGGTAACTCGTAGGTATCCACGCCCATTTTTCTTTAATAAACCCTTTTCTAGCAAACGATTGCGCATGTTGACTATTGAACGCCTGGCTAAACCAAGATCAGTAGCTGTAGTTTCTAGCGATTTGTAGCACCAGCCCTCATAACTAAGTTTATAAACCATATCCAAGAACACGTATTCGTTCCAAGATATGTCCAACGCTTGCCTAATGTCGTAGTGCAGCGTTGCGTAGATAGGCACTTTACCCATAAAGAAAAACCCCCGCTTTTATGCGAGGGCTTGCCCTATAACCATGTACTATTATAGCACACAGCATAACTGCTATACCCTCGCTTTTATAGTTTGAGTATTGCCGCTTGGTTATAGGACAATACTTGCAAGCATTATACCATGCCAACAAAAAACCACCTATAACTAGCTATTAAGGTGGTCTTTGCTCGCAACGATTCTAGGCTCAAGTGCGAGTTAGCCTGACTGATAGTCATTACTATTATGTATTAAATACAATTAGCTAGTCAATACTGTTCTACCTCTTGCGTTATTAACATAAGACTGGTAGACTTAGTCAACTAATAAGAAAGGGCAATCTCTATTAGTTGTATTTTAATAATTTATACGCAGTCTATCACTCAAAGGAGCTTAATATGGCTAGCCCAGAAATATTGTCCACAAGAGACTATACTCTTTTCAAGACAATTAAAGGTAACCGTAAGGTGCGTGATGCGCACGTTAACAAACTGAGAGTATTGATAGATCAAGACCCTGAATCTATAAAGCTTTCACCAATATTAGTAAATGAGAGAATGGAAGTAATTGACGGACAGCATAGACTTGCTGCTATATCGCAGTTAGGCTTAGAAGTCTATTACATCAAACACAAAGGTCTAGATATCTCTAATGTAAGAGCATTGAACAGCAGCGCCAAACAATGGCAACCTGTTGACTATGCATACGCATTTGCTGAATCTGGAAATGTAAACTATCAGCTTTATCTCAAAGCAAAAGATAGTGATTACAAAGTAAACCACGACTGTTTGATTAGGTATCTATCACTAGATAACCCTGTTACTAACTCTTCATTCAAACTAGGTGCGCTTAAAGTAGATAACTTCCAGCGAACTATGGAATTACTAGAGATGCTTTATGCATTTGCTAGTTATCCAAGATTTAAGACTAGAAACTTTGCTTTAGCATTTCTAAGATTTGCTACAGATGAGCAATACGACCACGACAGAATGGTTAAACAAATCACCAATCATATTCATAGGTTAGAAGATAAAGCCACAGAGCGAGATTATTTTGAAGAAATAAATCGTATTTACAACTTTAGTCTAGCTGAAGATAAGAAAATAATATTTGGAACGGCTGAATATCTTAGCCGAGCCGCAAAATAACAATTTAATTTAATGGTGATAGGCTGCGTATAGATTACTAATCTGCCCCGAATATATCGTCAAGACGTTCTGCAACTGCGTCTAAATACATCTCGTGTTCTGACTCATATAAGAACTCACGCTCGACTATTGGAAGTAAAGCAAATCCTGCTACTTTGCGTGCGACTTCTTCGCTAACAACTGCCTGTATCATGCCTTGCTCATCATCAAGCATCTTCATAATCCAAATGCCTAAAGGTGCATAATGATCTATGCGATCGTACTTGGCGTTAACTAGAAAGCTGTGCTCTTCGTCTGAACCATCTGACATTGGTATCTCGTACAGTTTATCTTTACGAATATCAGGATGCGCCATAGTAATGATCCACTTGTCTTGAGAATCTTTTATAACATTTGTCGGCTTCGTCAACACTCAGTAAGTCTCGGTTAATTAAATCTATAAACCTGTGCATTGCTGCGAGTTTAATCTCAGCCACGCTCATCTTTGGATTGTGCATAATTTGCTGACCAACTTCGTACTGAATTTTATCTACCACTGTTTCTACTAGGTTCTGGTCGGCTATTTCGCCGTATGCCTCAAGCCTAATCTCGTCATCATGGTACTCGCCCATGTCACTAAATTTGTGTATTTCGCTCATATATCCATTATAACGCCATTAAATCGAATTGTAGTACCGACATCGGGTTTTAACTCAATCACTTCAACAAGAGCCTCTCTGAGCATTATAGAGCCTAATTTGATGCTGCGTTGCCAACGCTCAGGTATTTCGAATGGGTAATGTACAAGAGTCTTAATTCCCGACTGGATAATCCCTCTGGCGCAGTCGTGGCAGCAAGCATATGGAGCATACATCGTAGCCCCAAGAGTGGCGTGTCCTAATCGTGTGGCTTTGTAGATTGCGTTGCGCTCTGCGTGCTCGGTAAAGATATACTTGTCGTCCAGCCAGCGATGCTCAAAGTCGTTCACACCGTTAGGGAAACGGTTGTAGTCTGCCGCAAGTAGCTCATCGTCTTTATAAATCAACGCTGCGGTTTGTGTGTTCGGGTCGGGTGAGAACTTCGCTAGTCGTATCGCTTGAGCTAGATGGTGTTCGTGATTCATTGATTCTCCTTTTAACATATTCGCAAGCCATTAGATTATAAGCTACTGCCGCCATGTGGTCTTCGTCATCATCGCCTCTTAACCACTGAATGAAGTGTCTAAAGCCTGATGCTTGAAATCTCTTAAGCTCGGCTTCTGAATTAGCTAATCTCCAATTCTCCTCACCATATTTAATTGCGCCCCTAGCCATGAGCTGGGCTAGTCTTGTAAGGAAAGGCTCGTCTATAAGATCATAACGTGGCTTGCCCTCGTCTGTATCTCTTCGCATGCCACTAGGAAAGTCTATTCGTTTGCCACTATCTTTGGTCTCGAATTCCATCTCTCACTCCTATTATTGCTCTTGCTATTGATTCCACTACAAACTCTTCTAACTTGTGATGCTTGTTTGGTAAGTGGTCGCTCATCGGTGCCACTATTATGTGACCTAGTTCATGCACTGCTGCTGAGTCTAGTTCATCCTGCGTGAGGTCTTTGCAGTTGTTGGTGTACCAGACAATTGCAGCCTCTCGGTATTCCCAATTAGTGACTACTTCGGCTGTTTGCGGTACTTCCTCGTCACTAAAGTAATTGCTCACAGTAATAAATCCCAAATCCATTACTGCTTGCCATCTAGCTACTGTCTTTTCAATGTTTTTCTTGTAGCGTTCCATCGAATTCCTTGCCATTATAGTAAGCTATCCCATTGTTAATTGCTACATGGTCAAACTGATATTGGCCGTCTTGGTAGTCGGTGATTATTAATAAACCTTGCTGCCAGTTTTCCTGCTTAGGAACTGGTATTCCGTAGTCGTCTACAGCCGACCCGTAAGATGGAACAAAACCGTCGATGCGGCAAGTACAACCCACCATAATGCTAGCAAGATAAAGACCAGCTCTAGTAGTTCGGTAATGGGTCTCCATCCTATGCCCGTGACCTCTAACGATGTGTGTTTCGGGGTTTTCTTTGCTTTCCTTATTAGCTGTACTACCGTTACTAACAACAGTATTGCCATGCTTGAATACAATAGGGGGTGCTTGATAATTGTCTCCATATACATAATTTGCTGCTCCATATCCGCTGTGCCAGTTAACTCCCACCGCATCTAGGTTAGCGAAGAATGGATAAGTAAGAGCTGGGTAACTAGCATCATCGCTACCTGCCTGCCTTATGCCATAGAGTTCTGGAACTTTATTTAATATAAATTTACCTAGTCTAGTGTTGTGATTGGAATCCACCTCGTGAATCTCTGAGTGAGGTGACTCTGCTCTCAGGTCGGCGTACATTCTGTGCACACGATTAAAAGCTGGGTTAAGTGAATGTCGGAAATGGTCTGAGTCTGGTGCGAATCGGCTTAGTGCTGCAAGGTCAATAGTATCCCCAAGATTAACGATGACATCAGGTTGAAAGTCCTTGCACACTTGCCTGACAATATCTAAAGCTCGTTCATCGTGGATAGGTACCATCTCGCCGCCAATGCTTCTGTATTCGATTTGCGAATCGCCGAATACCACAATTTGTTTATAATCTCTGACTGGAGCTTTGCGTTTGCTCGGTTTGATAGCGACTGGGTCGGCTTGGCTTATAAAGTCCTCTATAGCCTTTGGCTTGCGTTTTCCGAACGAGACGTTAGGTAATGGCTTGGTGTACTCTATCTCGCCCTCAGCGTTGCGTATGAAGCCCACATGGAAACCTGCTCGGCTTGCACCCTCTAGGTCAGTAGCTTCAATGTTTAAGCCAGCATCTTGGAATATTTGCGCTAACTTATCTAACTCGGTTGGTTCTTGCTCCTGCCTATTCTTCGGTTTTTCCATCTGTATCTCCCTTATTTTCTGTCGATATTTCCGCCTTGTTCTCTTTAATGCTTCCCAGTCAATCCAGTAATAATATTGTCTCAGCTCGTCATCTGATGCTGTCAATAGCCTTTTCAAGTTGTCTGGCTCACGCCAGTTTACCGTTCCCACCTTGTGCCTCCCTTATTGCATTAAAAATAACCTCCCTACTTGGTTTTTCGGGAGGTCGTTCGTTTGCGTGCAAATCGTTGTGCTGTGCTCGGCAAATCCTCATAGTATTTCCAGCAAGAGTCCGAAAGCGCTTCTCTGCGTCTGTCTTGTACAAACTCTTTGGATAATAGATATGATGAATATCCGTAAAACAGTTGGGAAAGAACTTGCAGTCTTCTGACGGATTGCAAGCTCTCTCCTCCATAGTCTCAGCTTTTTACGATTTTGTGGCTTACGCCAACACCTGTTACTGCCATAATGACCCACTCTGCGGCTTCGCTGCGAGCGATAACGCCCTGTGCAACTAATCCTGAGTAGATTACTGCTAGAAGTACACCAATCCAAGTCTTGCGACCATTGAGCATACCCCACATTTTTTTAGGTAGATTCTTCATAAATCCTCCTTATTTTAATATTGCTGGGTTCACATCTAGCGACCCCAGTTACTGAGTTTGTAAAGCCAATGTGCTATGTAAAGTAAGCTACCTGCCGTTACTGTATATGTAACTACCATATATATTTCGTAAGCTAATTTCAAATACTTTTTCATTTCTTTGTCCCCAAAGTTTTAATGACGTTCCATAGTATCTGTCCGAAGAAGTTGAAGTTAATGACGATGTTACCACCATTAGCTATCTGTGCTTCAAGTTCTCTAATCTTCTTGTTGGCTGCGTCTAACTGAGCTTCTAGGTCTGCGTTCTTTGCCTGTAAATCAGCAACCTGAGCGTTTGCTTGGTCTAGTTCTGCTTGCTTAGTAGTAAGTTGTAGTTTGTATGAGTTGCACTCGTTAGTTAGGTTAGTGACCTGTGCGTTCAGTGCAGTGATTTGAGAGTTAGCTGCGTTGAGTTGAGCTTTAACATCTGCACAAGGGTCAACTGGTGCAGGCGCTGTGTAGCGTACCCATCCAATAACGCCGTTCCAATCGTGCCACTGTTCAGTTACTTTGTGATAAACGTAGTTCTGCTCAATAGAAGTGAAACTGTCTTTGCTGACAGTCTTAGCGCAAGCCACGTGTCCATAACCACCGCCCCAAGTAGAACCCCAGACAATCCAGTCGCCAACTTGAGGAAGTTGGTTTGGGTCATTTGGATTGTTCTTAATCTGCTGAAACAGGTCAGGACGAGTATTAGTACAGGTAATAAGGTCTTTAGCGCCCTGAGCGCCTTGTAGAGGGTACAGGATACCTGAAACATTAAGTACCACCTTGTTGTATAAACCTACGCACTCACCAGTATCTGAACTATTTGTGCCAATGTTGCTCTGTCCGAGATAACTCTGGGCATTTTCTAACATTATTTTGCTCCTATTATTTGACTTATTTTACTTCCAGCTAAACCTATCAATAAACTGGCGAATATAACAAAAAACCAAATCCTCTTTTTAAGTATAGAAAACGGAGCTACTGTATCTTTGATTTCGTCTACTTCTCTTTCAACTACTCCTAGTCGAGTATCGAGGTCTTTAATAACTTTGGTAAACGGAGCAAGCTCTTCTTTGAGAACTGCACGAAGATGGTCATTGTTTTTTAGAATTGCGTTCTCTACGAGTAATTCTTCCTTAGTCTTTTGAGAACGAGTAGGCATTACATAAACCCCATGAAGTTGTTTTGCGCTAAGGTTGTAACGTTTAGTGTTGAGGAAGTAGTCTTAAGACCGCTGTCTTTGCGCCTTACTCGCACCTGTGTCTGGTATGTTGTATCACTTGGCTTGTTTGTAATAACTATAGTCTTGGAAGTAAAGTCACCAGAAAATGATGTTGTCCAGTTAGAACCATTGTCCAGTGAATATTCTAGTAAATCGCAAGTTACGTCAGTACCTACATTAAATGTCCAGCCCTCATCTGTAATTGGAGTAGCTGTAAATGTAGTTAGCGTAGCGTTGCGAGCAATAGTTGGAAGCGTGTAGTTAAACGATACTGTAGCAGTCGTAACGTATGGGCTGTTACCTGCGTTGTGATAAGCCTGAAAGTTAGCAGTCTTTGTCCCGTCTGCGTTGTGGTTTATGTATACGTCTGTGTTTGTAGGAGAGAAGTAGTAAGGACCAGCTAATGAACCTCTGAAGTCGTATGATCCTAGAGATATTCCTGAGCTAGAACCGTCATAAGTAACTGTGCCTGAAGTAGTCGAGAAGTTATAAGCCTCGTATCCAGAAGTAGTTTCACGCATATCTGGAGTCAAGCGAACAAGTGAGCGGTTGTTAATAGTGTCCTGAGACAATACAGAAACAGTCAGCCTTAACTTGTAGGCGAAGCCGTAAGTACCGCCGTATGCAGCCTCACCGTTCATTTATTAAGCCTGTCTAGCTACAGCCAACACGTCCCACTTTGTAGCTGCTGCGTTATATTTGCATCCGACATAGATTAACTTACCAGCTGTTGTAGCTGTTGGGAGAGTTACACCTATGACCTGATATATAGCGTTCCAAGCGAGAGTTTTGCTTACTCCAGCATCTTTAATGCGAATGACAAGGTTCTGACCGTCTACAGGGCTTCCTGATGGTGCAGCGATAGTAGTGTTGTCTGCAAGCGCTGTGACTGTGTACATGTCCTTAGTAGCTTCTGGAGTGATTGTAGTGTTTGAAGCTGTTGTGCCAACTGTAGAGAAAGTAAACTTCTGTGTTGTGTCTACCTTGGCTGGTGTTATTGAACTGTCTGCAATGTTATCTGCGTTGATTGATCCGTTGATAGTGCTAACAATAGTGTTGATTGGCACGTTGTAATCTGCCGCATCTATAGTCTGACCATCTGACGGTAGTGAAACCGATATAGTACCCATTATTGTGCTCCTCCTGTTTGTGCTAATATTGCATCTTCTAATGTGCCAGCTCCACCTAGTTCAGCTGTTAGTTGTCCATAGGTTTGCGCTTCCTGAGTTATTAGTTTTCTTAAGCGGTTAATTTTATTTATAGCAACATCAGGTGTATCTGTAATGCTAGGTAATGCAGAACGATATCTTGCTATGTCGGCGTCTGTTAACTTACCACCCTCTAAAGCACGACCTATGTTTTGTGCTGCAATTAAAGTAGCTTGTTGTATAGCTTTAGCTGTTACGTCTTGAGGTATAGCACTTCTTATTAAACCTCTGGCTGGACCAAAAGCTCCTGATGAAGTTCTGACTAAGTTTTCTACTTCATCAAGGTTGGCTAATGATTTATTGTAATCTGACAATTGCTTGATTGCTGTGGTTGTTAACTTTTGAGTTTTAGGTTGTGCAGTTGCATATTTATCTTGGTATATCTTGTAAATTCTTTCGTATAATGCTGCGTTCTTAGGATCAGATGCTATAGCCATTATTAGTAGTTCTGGCGTAAATGGATTCTCAGTAATATTAGGCGTTGTTGCTTTTGTAGTTGTAGACTGCGTGCCACTTGTTCCAACACTGCCTGTTGTAGTAGCGCTAATTCCAGTATCAACATTTGGTTGCTGGCTTATGAAAGCTCCTTCTGGAGTAAACTGACCAGCTTGGGTATATGATGGTTGCAATTGAGTTAATGTATCTTCGAGAGTGGTTGGTTGATTAAATAACATTGACCCTATGCTTTCTAAGTTAGCACCCCTTCCACCTCTAATAGCGGCATTTAGAACTTGTCTTGGTACATTAGTAGCTAGCTTAGTGCCAGATTTTGTTAAAGCTTCGCCTGTTTTAGTGCCAGCTTGAGCTAACAATCTTCTACCAGTTGGGCTGTTAATAAACTCTGTACCTAAGAAGCCTAACGCTGCACCTACTGGTCCACCTAAAGCTGCGCCACCTACACCAGCAGCACCAGCACCAGTTACAACTCCACCAAGTCCACCTAATCCAGATATTATTCCTATTGGTAATGAACCTCGCCCAAGGTTTTCTTGTCTAGCAACAATATCGTCTAGTGTAAATAGTTTGCTAACTTCTCTACCAATATCTTTAAGGCTCTCGCCTCTAGGACCTTTCAAACCAGCGTCATCAGCAGCGTTTTGTATAGCTTTGCGAATAGAATCTGCCGCTTTCTTGGTTACATTTCTCTCTGGGCTTCCAAAAGTAGTGTAAGGTACAGCATCATCGAATGCTTGTCTTAATACTTTAGCCGCAGTACCAGATATTGTTTTGCCTTGAGTTTTTAATAAAGCATCTGCTTGTTCTTGTAATCTTGCGCCTAACTGCTGATTTACTAGAACTGGACTTTTGATTAAGGTATCTATATCTTTTTGCAAAGTAGCTTTGAATTTAGATTTAGGTATAGCTGGAATATTATCGCTTATATCATCAAACACAGACATTAAAGGGTTAATACCCTTGGATGCTATGTCGTCAGCATTGTTTATTTTGTACCTAGATATAACTTCTGTTACATCTTCGCCATGTTTTTTAGCAAAATTAGTTAATTGAGTTGGGTTAATTCTAAACTGTTTTATTGCCAAGTCTTTGGATGCTTGAGTTACTTTGCCACCCAATGCACCTCTAATGGTAAATTTAGTAGCTTCTTTTGCAGCTGTTTTAAACGCTTGTTGCGCACCTTTACCAGCAATTAAACCTTTTGCGCCAACTGTCGCATATTTACCTAGTTTTAATGGACCCGATAATACAGCTGAGATGGCTCCCTCTTTTAGAGCGTCTGTGACTCCAAGTCGGTCATCACGAACTTTGTTTTCGGCTAACCTACCACCAAAAGCTCCGAGTCCTGCGCCTATAACACCGCCTATGGCTGTACCTATTACGGGAACAAAAGAACCAGCTGCAGCACCTAATGCTGCTCCACCCAATGCACCGCCCTCAGAAATTAAGGAAGTAAGCGTCCCGCCACGACCACGAATCTGTGTAGGTGTTGTAGTTGTAGTAGTTGGAGCTGTTGCCATTCTAGGAGTAGAAACTCTTAGACCACCGCCTTGTGGTGCTGGAGGTTGAAAGCCTGCGCCTTGCAAATAGCCTTGGATTTCGGTATCTGAGTAACCTGCTGCTTTTGCTTGAGCTATTTTGTCATTAAGATTTGGTTGCATTATCTAACCCTCAATCCTGTAAATGAAGCTGGTATGCCACCTTGTAGTCTGACTCCAGTAGATTGTAGGGAAGTTTTGCCAGCCTGTAGTGGTGCTGAAACTGTTGGTTGTAGTCTTACGCTAGATGATGGCTGAACTATATTTTGTGGAGTTGGTGCTGTGACTCTTACTTGTGGTTGTGTTGCTTGAGGAGGAGTGCCAAATATTGAGCTTAGAGATGGTCTATTTGTTCCAGTTCCCGTGTTACCACCTGATAAATATGCTAATAAGTTACTAAGCACTGAGCTAGTATCGCTTGCCGCAGAACCACCACCGCCTCTGCTTGCGTTTGCCAACTCTGTAGCTATGTCCTGCTCTCTTTGTCTGCGTGCTATAGCTGCATTTCTCATTTCAGCTTGTAGGCCGAGTATTGTACCCTCAAGATCACGAGCGGCTTCTGTACCACGGGTTCGAGCCTGTAATACTGCTGGAGCATAAACAGTAGATGCGTATTGAGCCTGTTCTCCCAGTGGTATACCTGCGAATCCTAGACCACGTCGTCTAGCCCCAGTTAAGATATCTTCGTATGCTTTAGTTTGTGCTGCATTGGCTGCTGCAATATCTGATTCAACAGTCTTTGGTATCTCTGTTTGGCGTTGTCTTAGAAAGTCAATAGATGGCTGATAACTAGGTTGTAATTCTGCTAATATTTGGTCTAGTGTTCGGGGTTGCATGCTTTTACTCGACCCGCCTTGTTATCTGCATTATATCACAATTCATCAGAGACCTGATGGTAGAGCGAATATTTCTACATTAGCTCTATCACCTAGTTGATACAGAGCAGTTACTGAAGCTGCTGCTGTTTTTGTATTTAAGTAATAACTAGTTTGTGCAGATACAGAAAGTGGTTTTTGCATAGTAACAGAAGATGTTACATCGGTTGCTGGGTTAGACTGCCCGTTAGTTGTCCAGCTTCTATCAGATTCAGTGTTATTGGCCGTAGATAATGTGGAATAAATGTCGGCGCTACCTGATGCTCGGCTACAGTACATATTTGCATAATAGCCAACATCCCAGTTTCCTTTTGGTATAGACAAGACCATCCCTCCAGATGTTCCAGAAGTAGTACTCAAGTTATACCAAGTGTTTTGTACTGGTGAGCTTTGTATATATTGTGCACGATATATGTTATTAAGTATCCATCTACTTTTATCAGTTATCCAGTTAAAAGGACTTTGAGTTGTGGATATGTATGAGGCTGCTATTCCACCAGATGTAGGTATGGTGCATCCTGTTGGGACTTGTACTGTTGCAACTGTAGTGGATACCTTTTGAACTATTGCATAATCATCTGTTCCAGTAGGTGTTCCTGAGCCGTTCACAGAAAAAGGTGAGTCTGAATTAGTAGCGACTGCTGAACCACTTGCTGTAAGGTTATTGGCGTTTGTAGTGTTTAAGTCGTCAGCCGTACCATTAAATGAGTAGGCAGATACTAAAGTTGATTCTGTTCCAGTAAGACCTTGAGTCATGTATTGCTTGATTGTTGCTTCGCTTAATACTGATGAGAATATTGCTGCTTGAGCTATCTTTCCATTGAAGTAGGTCGTACCGCTTTGTCGTCTACCAACCCAAAGGTCTCCTGTATTTACAAATGCACTTGGCGTACCTGAGCTTCCGAGGTTACCTGGAACTTCTGTACCGTCTATATATAATTTATAAGCTCCTGCTGACATATTGAGCGTACCAGCTACATGAACCCATTTATTAAGAGGTATTGTCTGATAAGAAGTAAATATTCTATATGTTGGTCCAGCAGCAAAACCAAATACTTGTAATAGACCTGAAGAAGCTGCGAGATTTATACCACAACCGCTAGATACTATTGCTCCCCTACCTACAATATCTTGAGAGCTAGCAGAATAACTTGTTAGATATATCCAAGCCATAAAAGTTACATCATCTGTAGCTGTAAAACCGCTAACTGTAGAATCTGACCAGTATTGAGTAGAACCATTAAGCGATGTACATTGCGTAGGTGCTGCAACTTGCCTAACAGTCTTTAGTCGCATGCCTGGGCTAAGATAAGAGCTCACATCACCGCTAAAAGTAATGTCGTAGCTTCTATTGCCGTTTGCTGTAACTGATGAAACGCTAGGCAAAACTCCCGATATCCAGCCGTCTGCAAAATTTCCGTTGGCTGTTTTCTTGAAGCCCTGATAATCCAGCATCAAGCTGTTAACAGAGTTGTAGTTGGCTAAATCAGAGTTGTTGGTGTTAAGTGGAACAAATGCCATTACCTAATTCTCCTGGTTTGAACTACTAGAGTGTGTCCCAGGAAAGTATGAGGTTGTCTTGTGGCGTAGTGCTTGTACCTGAGAGCGATTCTTCGGTATTCGCCAGGGACATACATGTATGACTGTAGCTCGGAGGTTGTACCGTATGCTGCGCCTGAGCCGAATGTAGAGCCACCACCGTAAGTAGTACCCTCTCCCTGCACATCTTGAGAGTTATATAGTGCCCAGTTGTCTCGTAGGTCATAAGCGTACTCACAACTTATATCGTAAGCATCAGACTGTGCACCGAATCGTGCGTTCCAGTAGCGTATCTCTTTTAGAACTGCTGGGCTTGTAAATGGCATGTAAGGTGTAGAAAGCTCGAACTCTATTATGCCTCCGCCGTTTGTATAGTCGTTAGTTGGTAGTTCTTGCCACCAAACTTGACCTACAAGGCTAGAACCGACTAGAAGTGCGTTGTTATCATCAAAGGCTGCGTATGCTCTAGCACCGTAACTCTGTGTATCTCGGCTCTCGACTGTGTCAGATTTGCTTGAATAGTTAAGATTCCAGACTAGACATTCGTCATTTACTGAAGAACCTAGTGTCTGATACCACATATAGAGTCGGCCACCATTAACTTGCAGTGTGCACTCAGGCTTGTCAGCTAGATTAAACACTTCTTGGTAGACATTCTCGCTGAGTAGCTGTGCTTCTGAACCATTTGAGCGGTAAACGCCGTCATTAGATAGGTAATACATAAAGTTCTTGTCTTTTGTGACTGATTCTTGTGTAAATGTTCCCCTTTGGTCTGGTGCTTCGCCAAGTGAGAAGCTATCTCGGTCATCTCCAGCTAAGATGTACTTGTTATTAAGAGTGTAAACGAACAGGTAACCGTTCAAAGATACCAATGCGGACACAGGATCGCCAGTTTTAGGCGCTGGTATGTACAAGAAGTCAGTAGAAGTAAATGTTTCGTAAGCTGCAAAGTTAGAAAAGACTACTTTGCTAGGGTCAGTCTTGTCTGCAAGGAACATTATGCCCTTGTGTTCAGTCAAAGTTGTGTAGTTTGTAGCAGAAACCTGAGATTCTGAGCTGAAATCCCACTTGCGGTAGCCATCGTAGCCGTTAACGTAGTACACAATGTCGTTCACGAGTGCAAATCGGTAGTCAGTAGCGCTTGCATTGAGTCCTGTCTTGACGCTCGTAAGAGCCCCTGTAGAGTTGTTTACTGAATACAGCGTAGTTCCAGCCACAAAGAGTGTTACTTTTGTTCCATCGCTCTTATATGCCCTGAAAAGACCCTTTACGCCTGCGTTAGTGGCGTAGTATTGACGAAAGTTGATTGAGTAGCTTTGTGCAGTCCATGTAGTACCAATGTCTACTGATGTCTTAGCAAGAGTTGTGTTCGTAGTTGTGGATAAAGTGTAGTTACCAGTAGCGTCTGCTTGTGCATAAATGACTAGCCAGTAGCTAGATGCGCTTGTTACGGCTGGTGCTTCATTGTAATAAAAGGTTTTGTAAGCAAATGTACCGTTAGGAGATGACGCTGAGATTGAAGATGTGGCTAGTTTAGTGCCGGGAGAACCGCCAGTGTCTGACCATATCTCACACATTACTGCACCTGTACCACTCAGAGTGTTCTTAATGTTAACTTCTACCTTAGATAAACGGCCTGTTGCTGCAGCTGTAAACTTCTGAGCTACCCTCGCTGTGTAATTAAAGTTAACTGTGCTTGCGCCAGTAGTTGAGGTTTGCGCTTGGTCTTGAGTTTCTCCAACTGCTGCGCTGTGGAAGTCTACGCCTTGTCTAGTTCCATACTCCCCGAGGGTTGTGATGCGAGCGTTCTTAGCAACACGCCACATGTTTCCGCCGCCATTCTTGACTGGGAATGAGTCATTTCCTGTAAAAGAGTTGAAGCCCATAGAGTAATCGTTCATTTCTAGGGTTTGTCTTGGCGATCCCTGTGCTGGTATTCGCTTTGTTACTCTTCGTGCCCAAGGCATATATGAACCTCCTAGAAGTTTAGCTTGCCAGCAGCAAGACGGTTAATTCTCATACGAAGCGCTTTGCCTGTCTGAGGCACGCTGTACTTCACAACGAGTTTTTGTAATAGTTCGTCATATTTGTTTTGGAGAATGCCAGCTTGATCATAGTTGTCTTTGACCTGAAGCACTCGGTAAGCAGCGCCTACTACAAGCAGTTCAGCAAACTCAGATGGAATGCTTGGCACATCAGTGGCCTGCACTAGGTCTGTTGGCTTCTTCCAGTATCTAAGGCGAACTGTTAAGTCTACTGCTGATGTTGGGAATACGTTGATAGTTTCGTTATAGAAGTACCAGTACATTGGAGTAGTTGATGGATAGGCTGTCTGGTCGCTTGGGTCTGGGTATGTTGAAAACAATTCCTCGTAAGGCATGTAGATTAGCTGAGTTTCTTTGCCAGTAGTAGTCACTTGAAGATCAACAGCCTGCACATAGTCTGGAAGCAAACCAGAACTGTTTGTAATGTCTGCTGTGTTAGCGAACAGTGCGTAATCAACATAAGTCTGCATAAATGGCAGACGGTATTCGTTATAAATGTCGTTTTGTGTGTCGTTTAAGTAGTCAGTAATTTCAGAAGTAGAGTAACCAGTATCTCTAACTCTTCTCTGTACTTTGGTAATAAGATCGCTAAGTTGGTATGCCACGAGAGTCCCTCGCCCGCCTTGTTATCCTTATTATATCACTAAGTAACACCATAGATTGTTTCTATGCTGGTGTATTGAGTTCCCATTAGAGATTGTAGGTTGGCGGAACCAACACCATCCCAGCCACCGATATTAGTAGGACCAGACACGCTAGGGTTAGTTACGAATGGTTGTCCTCCATAACTCCAATCAGTAGTAGTCGTATCTACTGTTGAGTTAGATGGTACATCTACATAAGGTTTACCTGAATAGTACCAATCCATTGACGCAGTTTCTGTACTGGTAGGAAGCGCCATAATTTATGCTCCTATTTGTTTTAATTTATCTAATTCAGTCTGTACTTCTTGTTCAGTAGGTTCAGTATTAAATTCTAATATTACTGCGCTATTTTCGTCATATTCAACCCAGATTGCCCATTTTTCGTTTATTAGTTCTTTTCTCAAAATTATACTCATATTATGCCTGCGTTATTGTCATACTATCTATGTATGACGAGTTAGTTGTACTTCCAGTAGTAGACCAAGTCCAAAGTTCTATAGTCGCTACGCCAGTTACTGTAGGTGTGAATGTAACAGTCAATTCTTCCCAGTTAGTATCAGCAGTTTTGTTTGCAATAATATCAGAAGATACACCTTGTATATTTAATTTAGGTGCCACTAATGCTGCACTGATGTTACTTGCGTGAGATAGCTTTACCCACGCTTTTACGGTTACTAATTTATTAGCGTTAACAGCTATTTTAGATACAGTTAGTTTAGCTGGTACGGTTGCAGTATGTATTGTACTTAGGACATTGCATTGCCAAGCATACCCTGTACCAGTTTTAGTAGTTACGCTTTGTTGTATAGCAGAAAAAGAACTAGTTGAAGTACCAGTAGCATTTAAATATGTAGCTCCTATTGGAGAACCGTTAATGAAATCTAAACCCTGCTCTTTTAATGCAACACCTCCAGTTTGCCACAATATAGGTACTGATTCTCCATAAGTATAGTTGTTTATTATATTTGCATAACCACTAACTAAAATACTATTAGATGCGTTGCCAGTTGTAGATAAGTTGTAATAATAATTTTTAGTACCACCAATATTAACACCAGCAGTTACATTATTATTAGCTGTTATATTGTAATAAATATTATTGCCACCAGTAATTTGTAGTCCGTAGTTTCCACCATATTTTGCTGTTAGATTTGTAAATGTATTATAGTTAGAAGTAATAAGTACAATGCCTTGGTTAAATGTGTAATTACTAATTAAATTAGATAAATTACTGTAAATAGTACCGCAAGTTATTCCTGCACTAAAACTTCCGATAGCTGTTATGGTATCTATAGTAGAATATGTTAATCCAGAAATGTTCAATGCAGACCCCGATACACTATAAATATTATTTATGTTCGATGCAGTTGAAGCAATAGTATCCCTAATTATTGCGTCGTTAGCTACAACACCATGTAATTTTTGATAAATACTTCCTGTAGTGGCAACATTTGATTGTATGCCTGCCTGATATCTAGCAAAACCAAAATACTCTAGTTTTATATAATTTTTTCCATTATTTACTAAACAATAACCTAAGTTATTTACACCATCCATAAAAGTCATTGAAGTTCTTGTATTGCTTACTGTATCCCAGCCACCAGTAAAAGTAATATAATTACCTGCTGTTCCAGTATCTTGTATAGTTTCTACAGATGTATTAGAAGCAGCAGCCATAGAAGTTTTTATTGTAGACCTAATATATGTAGTGACAGTCTCAGGACTGGTGCCATCTGTATAATAACCTCGATAGGATGATGCTTCAGTAAAAGAGTTCTGTCCGCTTATTCTCAATGTAGTTCCAGATATGCTTTGTATATTCCACCAACCCTCGCTCATAGTAAAATCAGCAGTTGAGTTTTTACTTATAAGACTTTGAAGATTTAATCCGTTAGTAGTGCAAGCAGAAAAATTATCTAAATATATAAGCCTTGTGTTTCCAGGGCTAGTTGTTCCTGTATATAAAGCAATAGATTTTATTGCACTTCCTAAGTTTCCACCTCCAACTTTTGTTAATACTAAAGGAACCCAGTTAGCAATAGATGGTATAGCAATAACATTAAAAGTATCTACTGCCGTATCGCCAGTCGTATCTGAACAAAGTTTAATTTGATAAGAATTGGCATCTGCTATTGCTGTTCCAATATTTTGTATCCAAAAAGTAATCTGTTGGTACGCCGATAAATCTAATCCACTAGCTCCACCTACGGCAAAATATGCGTATTTAGTAGATGTTGTAGTAGCAGCTGGAGTAGTTATTGCAGCATAATATGTTCCCTGTTTTGGTCCGCCTGCTGTACTTCTAGTTACATTAGAACCATTTGCCGCTGTCCATGCAGTTTCGCAGTTATCTATAGTTGCAGTTTTAGCAGTTGCTAATGTAAGCGTAGCAGATTGACTGGTCCAAGTAGCGTTTCCAATAGATACTGGGTCAGAAGATTTAGCTACTCGTATTTCATCACCAGGAGCTATTCTTGCTGCAGTTGCGCCGTTAGTAAATGTTTTCCAAGCTGTTGCCCAAGATGTACCAGCACTTGCGTCATTTCCATTTACTAAATCAAGATAAAATGTAGCCATCGTTAAGCCTTATAGGTCGCCCAAGATACGCTCGGGTCGAACTCCAATGTTGTTGTTGTTGATGCTGTGCCTACTGGTCGAATAACATAGTCCTGAGTTGTCGGTGCTGCGGTAGATATTCCTCCACCAGTTGACATAAAGTACACAGAACCAGCAGTAAGACCAGCCATAGGTACTGTGCCGTAGGCTATGAACTGACCGATAGCGTTTGCGCTGATTGTAGCGTTAGCCATTAAAAGCTTTGCTGTGCCAGTAGTTGATGAAGATACAGAGGCTTTCCAATACTTGCCATCGCTTTTTAGGTAGGTTAAGTCGCCAGCCACAAGGTTTTCCCCTGCCGTTGCGTTTACCTTAATTGTTGAGGATGATGCTGGTGCGTAGTATGGCATTTAGTCCTCCTTTTATGTTAGTTCGCTTACTCTTAGTGTAGCAGTTCCTGATGCAGTGATGCCAGTTATGATGCCTGTGTAACCAAAAGGAACTTCATAATAGCCGTCTGTAATCATTTTAAGTGTGTAAGAAGTGGCAGATGCTGTTGATCCTAACTTCACATAGCAGTCTACTGAACCTTCGTTGTAGATAGTTGCGCCTCTGCGAGAATCGTTTGAAGCCAATACTGTCGTATTTGAGTTGGTAACTGAAGCTGTAGTTGTTGTACCAGTCGTTGCAGTTGCAGGAGTGTTTTCTACAGCCAATGCGCCTGATGGGTTTACCTTAACATTTACATAACCACCACCGCCACCTGTAGTCTTACCAACGATTACTGAACGGCCAAGTGTTGCTAAAGTGTTATCGGTGAGAGTGTCTGTAATCTTCTGGAAGTTAGAAGTCGTACCTGCTGCCCAGCAAGCTGTGTACATAATAATGTTAGTAGCACCTGAAGTCTTGCGAGCATCAAGTGTAACAGGTAGGTTTGGATTAGCAATTGACGGTACAGTTCCTTGGTTAACTGTTCTGTGAATGTGGAATGTAACCCAAGTTTGGTCTGGAGAAAGCACTTCGAAGTAAACTCCTGAAGCACCTAACCAGCCGTACCTGATTCGATATAGGTTGTCCTTAGTTGGGTCTAGAGCTTCTGGTACGCCGTTTCTTGTGTATTCAGAGTTAGAAGCACCTGTGAGTGTGTCTTGGTTAAATGAAGCACGAGGAACTGTTGTGTCCACAGCGCTTTGTCTTACTGTAATACCAAAAGAAGTGCCCTCGTAGCCAATAAAGAAGCCGTTGTTTGTGTCGTAGATACCGATTCTCTGGTATGAGTTAGCAACGCCAGCTGTGAAGATTGTCGAGAACGCTGCATAACTTTCTGTGTGCGGGCGATATTTAATAGACAGAACTGTAACTGCCTTAATGCCACCGGTTGTGCTTGAGCCGGTAGAGAATACTGCTTGGCCGTTGGCTGTTGTAGCGTCACCTGTGCCAGTCTTTGTGACTGTAATATCAGTAATAGCATCTGGGTCAACGCCAGCATAGTCTATTTCTACTTGGTTATACCTTGAACCTGTAACTGCTGAACCGAATAGGTCGATTGCAGGAGCTAAACCGTCTGAGCCTATTGTTATTGGTATAGAACCGTCTGGGTTGAGCTGAACCTGTGTTGCAGCGCCATCGTGGTCTTTATAAGGCAGTACATAGTTCGGTACTGGGAAGCGCAGATTCTCAATGCTGCTGCGTACTGCTTCTACAGCAAGCGTCATATCAGTCGTATCTAGCACTGGGGATGGGATAGCTTCTATTGCCTTGCGTAATGCGTCTAGTTTAGTTTCGAGTGGGCTGAGGTCAACTTCTGGATTAGCCTGAACATTTACTTTTGGTGCGGGAACATTGACTACTGGTCGTAAATCTAGGCTAGAAATAGCGTCTTGTATGTCTTGTGATGTTTTACGACTCTCATCTGTACCCTTAACCATGTATAGAGACATAGCCTTAGCGAAATCTTTGAATGACTTATCAAGGGCTTTGGCTACTTTTTCGTCTTTATTGTTGTTAGCCAATGTCTTTAGGGCTTCGTCAATCTTAGAAGCCAATGGAGCCATAATATCTTCAACGTCTGTGCCGTTCGCTAGGATCACTGCTGGTTTGCCTTGAGCTTTCTGGTTGCCCATAAGCTGTGCAAGCTGAACTTCTTTTAGCTGTTCGATGATATCTTGTATATCTTCTTTGCCTGCAATGTCGTTTGCAATCTTAACAGTACGAGTCTTGCTAGACTCTTCGTTTATAGCGTCAACAATCTCTTTAGCTGTTTCCTTGCTGACGGCAAGTTTTTGTTTGTGCAAGAACTCTTGAAGCTGTCGCTCCTGTAGTCCCTTGCGCTTATCGTTTACGGAGTCTAAATAATCCAAGTCGTTATCCTCCCCGCCTTTACCGATATTATATCACTTCTTGACTTAACCACGTTATTAGCTTCTTAAATCCCTCTTCAGGGCTTACTTTAGGCTGGAACCCATACTTCTCGTTCCATTTGTTATTAGATGTCCTACGGCTGAGAACTCCTACAGGCTTTGTTGTGTCGTAGACAATGTTCTGTGGGATGCCCACAATGTCGCAGCACATCTCAGCTATACCCTTTATAGTGACTTCCGTATCAGAGGCTACGTTCACTGGTCCATGGTAGTCGTCATTAGCCATTATTGAGTAAATCTTCTCAAGTGCGTCCTCAATGTAGAGGAATACACGCTGCTGTGAGCCATCGCCCCACACTTCCACAGGCTTGCCGTCACGCTTTGCTTTGATTACCTTAGTCGCAATCGAGGTAGGGAACTTCATGCGCTCACCGCTTTTCTCTTGGTAAACGCCGTAGATTGTATCAAAGATGCCCACTCTTGCGTCAAATGGTGCCCTCTCACATAGTCTAAGCATCATTAACTTCTCCCAACCATAGCTCATATCGCAGTTGGCTGGATAAATCATATCCTCAGTAAGTGCTGGGCTGTCGCTAGTCATATTCAAGTGAGTAGGATAAACACACGCTGAAGCAGAGAAGAACAGGCGCTCTACATCATTCTTCTCGCAGGCTTTTAGCACATTGAGGTTTATCTGATGGCTGTTTAAGTAAGGATAATAGTCGTGGCCACCATGGAAGAACCCTACGCCACCCATATCTGCTGCTAACTGGAACACCCAATCAACGTCCTGTACTGCTCGGTTAACGTTCTTGTATTCCCTAAGATCAGCGTCTACGACTTCGTCAGCCTTAGCCCACATTTCTTCTCGGTACTCTGGGTAGTCTAAGTCTACACTTCTGACCCAATAGCCTTTGTCTTTAAGATAAGAGACCAGATTACAGCCTATAAAGCCTCCTCCGCCTAACACTGCTACTCGTTTCATTGCATAACCTTTCTTAATTTATCTGCGTCCTGTGTGCGTTCGAAGTGCATGCTTGCGTACTTCTCGGCTACCTTATCTTCTTTCATACGCTCGTACTTCTCTTTGTAGGTTGCGTCTAGCTCGGTCTTGCCGAAGTCTGGGTGCAAGTGCTCGGTCATTATGTCTATGTGGAAATGCCTGCCAACCATCTTGGCTATGTCGTTAATCCATGTGTCTGAGTAATCTCCTGAGAAGTGTGGAGGGCAGATGTATCCTAAAGCCTCAAACCATTTGCGTGTGACAAATCCATGCGTGCCGTATCTACCATCGTGCACTTTAGAGCCATCGTTGCCAAACACGAATGCTATGCCGTCTGGTATATCCCTGAACTTGTTCCTAACAGTCGTGTCCCAGTTGCGTGTGCGGAAGATGATGTCATCAGCTGCGTACATTAAAATGTCCCCTGTGGCTTTCTCAGCAGCCTTGTTCCACATCTCGCTGAGTACAATGCGTGATCCATGCACAATAGTCACAGGAACGTGCAGGTTCTCGTAGCTATCGTCATCGTTATCCACATACAGAACCATCTCAATCTCCGTCGGTTCGGTGGCTGTTTCGGCTATACTTTTCCACAACCTTTCCACATTCTTAGGTCGCTGTCTTGTAGGCACCAACAAACTTATCATCACTGCTCCTTTAGTTTCTTAATAAACTCAACTTTATCATCATATCCCCGGTCATACATTGTCTTTTCGTAGTACTCAGGGTAGTCTTTCCAGTTGCTCTCGTCTGCGAATGTCCAGCTTAACTTGTCGCTCATGTGCCCGACTAAGTAGCCGTAGCTCTTTATATCTCTACTAAGCCTCGAATCTTCCTGTACTTTCTCTCTCGTTCCCTCCCATCGACTCTCGTCATATCTCACGCCACCATTCCAGATGGAGCGCTTAATGATGTTTGGTCCGCCCACTGCTCCAGGGAACTCATTTAAGCCAATCCCGTTGATATATATCGGTGGCTTCTCTTCTCCTCCCCAGTAATCCAAACCTAGTTGTCCAAGTCGGTCTATCTTCTCGAAGTATTCTTCTGCTTTAGTGTCCCAACCTTTCTCAAAGTGCATGTCATTGTCGCAACGCATTAGGTGTGTGGCTTCTGGGTACTCCTTGAGCCCCTCTGCCCACGCTATGTTAGTTGCTTTGCCAGGGTAATAGTTCTCTGGATTAAAAATAACTTTGTCGCATCTGCCACGAGTCTTAAGGTTCTTCAGGTATTCTTTCGTGCCGTCAGTGCTGTTGTTGTCTGCGACTACCAAATAGAACGGGACTTCTATCGTATCTAGTAAAGTCCTGAGCGTGCGCTTGGTGTAGTCCAATCGGTTGTAGGTGATCAACGCTATTAGTAGTTTCATATCTTAAAATCACCAAATTCTATTACTGTTTGCTTGCTCTGGATTGGTTTGGCTTTCTCCGCTGCGATTAGCTTGTCTGCGTGCTCTTTGCTGACGTTAATGAACCCGTCTAGCGTCTCGAGAGTGACAAGATTGCTCTTACTGCTTAGTGATTCAGGTAGTTTCATGTACTCCTTGAGCGAAAAGTCCTTGCGAACCTTAGTCCAGTCCTCAATATTGTGCGCTCCGTCGTTTGTTCCTGCTTTTCCGAGTGCGATTAGCTTGCGCTGACCTAGTGTTTTATCTAAAACGGTGATAGTTATACCAGCTTTTTGCAGTTTCATACCAAATGTGATGTCGTGTAGCCCATAACCATCGCCCTTGACCATCTTTCTAGCTACAAATCTGAGACTTTCGTTGTCCCGATAGACGTTCCAACCTATGTCCGAGCGGAAGTAAGGAGCCTTGAGCTTGTCGAATACCTCACGCTTGATGAGCATGAAGCCAGTTCCTGAATAAATAACACGCCCTGTGCCGTCAATAAAGACAGAACCACGCCCGTTCTTGGTAATTGGGTAATCATAGACCACAACGTCCTTATCTGCGTCCAGAGCCTCCCATATTGCGTTCTCGTGCAGTTTCATATCGTCCTCGATAATTAGGATATGTGTGTTATCAAAGTCGCATAGCGCACGATTTACGGGGCTCTCAAAGCATTTAGGAATAGGCTTGCCATGTGAGAAGTAGAACTTGCGCCTCATTCCTCTGGTTTCCCTCTCTATCTCCTCTGCTGTTCGGCTAAACATCAGCCCTCTGCTCGGGATTACGATTCCTATTTGCGTCTTAGACATACTGTGCGTTCCCCTCTGTGTAAGTTGCTTGACCATCTACGTACTTAATAAACGGTGGTATTTCTTCTAGTATCTGGACTTGCTTGACTCGGTTGAGCCCACGCTTGAATATCTCAATACTCTTAGCGTCTAGGGTCTTAATGACCATGTCCCTGCCCACCTTGTCGATGACTCTAATCTCGTGTCTGCCGTTGTTAACTCCAGCTTTACCTAAATGAACTAGCTTTCTCTGACCAGCGGTGCGTGCCATCATCTTGACTGGCATTCCCTGTGAATAAAGAACCATGCCGAAGTGCACATCGTGCAGGCCATAAGCTATCTTCTTGAGCTTTCTAGGCCAGAACAATAGAGCGTTGCCCTTGATCATAGTGTCGTAGGCTGTGTCAGTTCTCCATATTGGCTTAGGAAAAGCCTCGAGTACCTGTCTAGCGGCAAGCAAGAAGCCTGTGCCTGACCAATAAGCAAAGCCATTAGGGTCGTTTAATACTGTGGAATCGCCATTGTTCTTAAAAGGATAGTCCAGCGCCACTACTGGGTACTGCTGGTTAAACATCTGCTTTAGGATTCCCTTAGGGATAACCATGTCATCTTCACAAAAGAGCACCGCATAGACCTCGGGGTCTGCTAGTGCTCTCTCTGTTGGTTCGTTGAAGCATTCTGGCAACGGTCTCTCGTGTGCCCAGAAGATTTCATATCTAAAGTCCTGAAGTTCGTTTAGTAACTCCTCAAAGGTTTCCGAGAACATCAGCCCTCGGCTTGGCAAGACCACCGCCAATTTGTCCATGACTACGCCTCTAGTTCTGCTATAAACTCGTTGTAAGCCTTGAGCGCTCGTGCAAACTGCTTAATGTTTGAGCGCTTCTCAGTTTTCTTTGTATTTCCTGCTGTAGCGACAGTCTCGTCGTCACTTTCTGACATGTTCTGTGCAATGATGTAGTCTACTACTTCACGCCATAGGATCTTCTTAATCTCTTCTACTTGGTTCTTAACGAACATAGTTCTGAACTCGCCATCTAGCTCCATATCTGGTGTGATATTGAACTCTTCTACGAGCTGTTTGTATGTGTCTAAGTGTGCCATTGTTACCCTCCTTAATTTACAATCACAGTATACCAAATGTACTAATTTTTATTACAAATGAAAACCAGCCCAAAGGGGTTGAGCTGGCTAACGAAGAAGAATAACTTAATGTTATTCAACACTTAGTATACAAAAAGAGCCTGCCGAAGCAAGCTCTCTTGTAATTGGAAGAGTAATTAACCCTTGATAACCCAACCGAAGTTAGCACGTAGGTTTGCTGTACCGAATAGTACGTCAACTGTGACTAACCAACCTAGGTACTGCTGCTCGTAAGTAGCTTGAGTACGTGGTTCCATCTGCATAGCAACAGCAAATGCTTCCTTGTGGAAGAACAAGTGGTTGTGCTCGTCAGTAGCAGTGTCAAGAACTACTAAGTTTTGGCTCATGTAAACCTTAACTCCGTAGATTTCACCGATTTGACCGTTGCGGATAGAGTTTTCAGTACCGCCGACACCGATTGCGTCGTAACGGATGTACTTGTCGATAGCAAGCATTTCAGCCTTACCCTTAGGAGTAACAACAAGGCTTCTCTCAGTCTGAGGAGCTTTTGCGTCATCTAGGTAGCGGTTTACAGCTAGGATTTCGTCGTCAGTGATTGCAGAACCGTAAGTTCCAACAGTCTGTGAAGCAGTCTTCCAAGCAGATGTCATTTCGCTAGCAAGAGTGTAGTCTACTTTTTCAGCTATTGCGTATGCAGCAGCTTTTGTGTAGTCGCTTCGTAGGTCATAAGCTGACTGTACTTTAGCGATGTCTTCTACTAGGAATGAGCTTTCGTAGTGCTTGTTTAGTGTAAGTGTTGTCTTAGTTTCAGTGTTGTAGTTTAGGGTTACAACAGTGTTCTGAGCCTTTAGGTTAGCAGAAATTGTGCTAACGTTAGGGATTTCAAGTGTCTGACCGCCTGATTTTACATCAGCGTCGTAGTGTTTTACTAGAGGAAGAAGTACAAGGTTGCTCTTAACGAACATCAATACTTCTTTGCTCCAGATGTTTGGACGGAATACATTAGCAGCGGTTACACCGATGTTAACATTTCCAGACCCAAATGCGCCTGTAGTTGTCAAAATTTTATCCTCCTACACATACCGAGCGATTCTTCTATAGTCCAACCGTACTGATAATATCTCATTGCCACAGTGCTGTACTTTAAGTCGGTAGTTTCCCACCATTGTCTAAAAGTCTTTGTAACACCGTTTATCGTAATAAAACGATTACGACGAGTATTATTGTTCTGCTGTTTTCTAGTTGCCCATCTGCAGTTATTAGGACTGTAACCCTTGTTATTGTCTATTCGGTCTAGCGATAAGCCAGGCCTATAAGACTTCCCCATGTCAGCATAAAAGCCGTCAAAGGTTTTCCAATTATCACAGTACCTTATACCACGTTCGTAATAGTTAACCGCATCCTTACTATTAGGATTATCGCAACGTTCTTTCAAGTGTCGCCAAGTCCTGTAAATAGGATTGCTTCTTCTATTACCGTCAATGGGTGTCGCCATATGTGTAATATTTTACATTAGTTGTTAATAACCAGACATTGCTCTGTTGATTTCGTCGTAGTGCTTTTGGAACCACGCTAGATCATTTCTTGCTACAAGTTGGTCTACATTCTCGGCGGTAATCTTAGTAGATTGAACGCCTGCGTTTGTAGCATTACCTGTAGGAACGCTGGCTTGTTGCTTTTGGGCTAGGCTTTCGAGTGTATCTCGGCGTGCCTGAGACTTAGCTTTTTCAGGATTCTTAGCAACTGCCATAGCGTATGCTGCTTTTAACATAGCTTCAGGTGTGCCATAAAGACCGCTTTGTGTCATTTCCGAAATCATCTCTTGTTCGTACTGCTTTGCGTCAGGATTCTCAGCGAAGAAATCGTTGATTGTGCTCTTGACCTCGAAGCGTTGTACTCGCTTAAGAAGTTCTGGGTCTTGACCAGTGCTTAGTGCTACCTGCTCGGCGCTCTCGTCTGACAATTCAGTCATCGAACGCTCGAGT